ATGAGCAAGTTTAGATTTCATCATTAATAAAAACATGCTTTCATAAAGTTCTTTAGAATATGTTGCATGCTTTTCTTTATCATCTTTAAACGGTAATGATGAATAATGTAACTTATGAAAAACGTGATCACTCATGTTTTTAATAATTAAATCTTGCTGGGTATCTTTACCTACATTATCGGTACCTTCTATAATAATGAATTTACTCATTGTTTTATTTTTATATAGTTAAAAGTTAGAATTGTTTATTACAATATCATAATCAGTAAACTTACCAAAATCCATTTCATCAGCATCAATCCTTCTTTCTATCTTATCATTAAGATCACCTCTTAATTTTAATCTTTCTTTTCTTATTTCTAAAGGTATGTCTAAATAAATGATAGTACAGTCTTTTCTATCAATAGGATTAATTGCCTCAACACCTTTAGGGGTCATAACAAATAAGTTACATGTCTTTTTAAATTGTTCATAGCTTGTACCATAAAACCAACCGTTGAATTCTACATATTCATACCAATAATTATTATCTGCAAACTTCTTAAAAACTTCTTTAGAAATAAAATAATAATCTTGGCCATCAATTTCACCATCCCTAGGAGGTCTGGTTGTATAAGATGTACCGTATGTAAAACCTCTACCTTCTAAAACCTTTCTCATATGATCTTTTCCAGCAGCGGCCTTTCCTATTAATATGATTTTATTCATCCGCTCCTGCTTCTGCTATTTCAAAATTTCTTTTTAATGTTTCTAAACAATCGTCAGCCTCTGCTAATGATCTAGTTAATGTTTGCATTTCTTCAATATGCTGAGGATGTTCTCCTATACCTACAGGATTAGTCATATAGATTGTTAATGTTGCTAATGCAAGTTGCCTCTGTGCCTCGAATTGTGCCTTAAGCGCTTCGTAAATTATATTTTTATTCATATTAGTCTGTTATTAATTGTGTATGTTCAAAATTATTTTTAATTTGTTCGTTAAAGAATTTACCAATAGATTCTGCTTTACATAAGTTATCATATAACTCAGGTTCTACATTAGAATATTCATATAATGCTCCACCTGTAAATTCAACCTTAAGAGATTTAGTGGCAAAGTTATAAACGTATTTGTTAATCATTGATGAATCAACTGTTGATGATTGTTCTTGTATCATTTTTATTTTATTTTAATTTAATTTTATAAAGTTTTTTTACTTGATCTACTGTGAGGTTCTTGGTCTTTGCTAGCCATGACCATGCATCTGTTTCGCTATTTGCTGAGCATGCTATTCTTTTATCGTCATTTACTAAAAATTGGTAAGTCTCCATAGTTATTGATTTATATTTATATGTTGTTTTTAAAAAAAGTTTACTTAATTGATAACTTTAATTTTTTAAGATCTTCTAAGTACATTGTCTTAGGATCAGTTGCCTTTAACATCTTGAGTGCAATAATACACTCTTCTTTTTCTAATAACAATTTTTCATATCTTTCCTTTGTTAAAGAATGAATAGCCATTGATAAAAGATAATCATATGAACCATGAACAGTATCATATGCATTAGTTTTTAAATAAGTTACAATCTTTTCTTTAAGTACATTATTAATTTTTAATTTATTGTCAATAATATCTTTAATGAACCTTGCTTTATTTGTTACTAATGATAATTGCTTTTCTGTTTTATCAATTAAATAATCTTTTCGTGTTTGATACCATGATAACCTTACACCAACAAAATGTTTTACAATATCTTCGGCTTTATTAAAAATCTTTAATTCACCATTTTCATCTATCGTTGTTAAATTTTCAGTTTCTTGTGTGTTTAACCTAAGTGCATTATCTAACTTACCTTTTGAAACTAAGTCATTTAATATTGACCTTCTGAATTTTAATATGTACTCAATCGTTTCAGAAGAATTATCATCATAGCTTGTGATTACACCCTTTTCCATTAAAAGATTTAAAATCTCTTCATATCTTTCATAAGTATAATTTGGAGGTATTGCAGTTATCTTTACTGTTGTTGTATTAATAATTTTATACTCTCCTTTTATTTTCCAAGTTTTAGGATTTTCTAAATCTCTAGTAAAAGTACCTTTAAATTCATGTATCCAAGGTGCTAATACTTTCATTCTTTTATTATTTAGAGTGGCAATACATGCATCTACTACATCTTTAGGGTTTCTATTTAAAATATTAGTAGCAAAACCAACAGCAATACCAGATGTTCCATTTAATATAACAGTTGGTACAATTGGTAAAAAGAATGCTGGTTCAATTTTTTCTCCTTCTTCTATTTTGTTTTCTAATAAATCAAAATCTTGATATAATAATCTAAAATTAGGATGTAACTTTGCACTTATATAACGCGGTGCACCTGCTGCTGGGCTTCTTAAAGAACCAAACTGACCTACACCTTCTAATAATGGTAATGAATTTTTAAACTTCTGTGCCATTCCAACCATTGAAGATTCTAGTGAAGTATTACCATGATGATAAAATGCCTCAGCTGCTACCCTACCTGCAAGTTGAAAAAGCTTCATTGGTTTTTCATTACCAGTTTTCCATATCTTATTTGCAATATAAACAACTTTTCTCTGTGTAGGTTTAAGACCGTCTATACAACTTGGTATAGCCCTGTTCTCTACAACGTATCTTGCATACTCTAAGTATTCTTTATCAAAAAAGGATGTTACTGTTCTATTGCTCTTCATCTAAAATAATGATTTATTGTTTTTAATTATTATTTCTTCGCCTAATATCTTGCCTTTACGAGGATTAGAATCTTTCGAGAACCATATATCTAAAGTATTGTTAAATCCGTTGTCCTTTGTAAGCGTGAATGTTCTCGGGCTTCTAATGATCTCCTTATATTCTGCATCTTCTAGTGCGGCTAAACCTTTTTTGTATTCTATTGACCAGCTATTAAGATTTCTTTGTTTAGATTCCCATACCTTATAATCATCATCAGAATAAAAGTTTAATGATTCTTTACCTTTCTTTGCAACCATAAGAGGTGTTTCTACTTTAAGAATCCTACCTTCACTAAATAATTCTGGCCAATATTTACCTAAGAAATTAATTAGTAATGCCGCAATGGAGTTACCGTCTACATCTGCATCCGTATATAAAAGTATTTTACCATACCTTAGGTCTTTAGGTTCATGACCGATCTTTAAACCCATAGCAGCCATCATTGATTGTACCTCTTTATTCTGTACAACCTTAGATGCTGGTAATTCTCTAACATTAATAAACTTACCTCTTAGTGGAAATGCTCCTTGGTATTGTGGTTCTCTGTATCTTCTAAATGCTGATGATGCAGAATCACCTTCAAATATTGCAAGTGTACATTTTGCTCTATCACCTCTTTTCTTTGCATCTATTAATTTAAGAACTTTAGTTTTATCTAAACCTTTATTTAATTTTCTAAGCTTTGCTCTTTCATCAGCTTCTTGTTTTCTATTAATCCAATCTAAAACGGATTCTATAATTTCAGAATTTAAAACCTGTCTTAAGACTTTTTCACTTAATACATGACTTGTACCAAAATCCTTTGGAGGAGTTATTAATTTTTCTTTAGTTTGAGAAGAGAATGATGGATTAATAACAGTACAATTTATAAACAAATATAAATGTTGTCTTAATTCAGAAGGTTTTACATCTACACGGTATTTTCTTTTAATCTTGTCTCTAAGATAAGATGTAATTTGCCAGTCTATATTATTAACATGAGTACCGCCATCTTTAGTTTCAACAGAATTAACAAATGATATTGCTTTAAAGCCAGTTTTTGAATGACCAATTCCAATTTTCCAATGTTCTGATTGATCATAAAATATTGGAGTTACATAACGATTTGCATAATCTTTAAAAGTTTTAAAGGCAATCGGTTTATCATTTAAAAATATTTTAAGAGTTGGGTTACATGCAGCAATATCAATAAGTCTTTTAGTTATCATTAAATAATGATTCTTATTAATACCATTTAAACCAAATCTTTTAAAATCAGTAAGATATGTTATTTTTGTATATGCAGTTTTCTTTTTGGTGATTTTAGCCTTAGTCCTTTCAGACATATTATTTTTAAAGGTTTGTGCAAAGTGTTTTTGACCATCACAAGTTTCAATTATAAATTCTTTACTAAATATATTTGTTAATGTACTACCTACACCATTTGTTCCAACAACAACCCTATCTTCAGTATCATCAAAATTACTACCTGCCTTTAAATTAGAAAATATCATTTCTGGTACCCACTCATCATACTCTTTATGAATCTTTACAGGTATACCTCCATTATCCCATATAGAAATTAAACCAGTAGACATATCTATATCTACCTTAACTTTATTCAGCTTAGTATTTCTTTTATGTTCATCAACAGAGTTAGAAACTATTTCATCAAACAGTTTTAGGAATCCAGGATTATAAGTTACTTCAGTAAGTTGAAATTGATCTTTACCTTTCATAGGTAAAAATACTTCTTCGGTATGTGGCTTAATAGATCCAACATACATACCAGGTCTTAACAATACATGTTCTGTGTCTGTTAATTTTTGGTATTTCTTTTCAATGCTTACTGCCATGTATTTTTATTTTTATATGGTCAAAATTAAATTTTGTTTACCTGAATGATCTTTTGAGATTAATATTAAGAGAATGCAAATAAACATCAAATATATTTTTACTATATTCAGTAGATCCATTCCACTTAGTTACCCAAAGGTCTATTAAGTTTCTAACAGCAGGATAATGTATTAGTTTATTATTATCGTTTCTTATTACTTGGATTACATATTCATAATCTTTTTTCATATTGATCTGTTTCTTCTTGCATTATCCCATAGTACCTTTTTAGTACCGCCTAGTATTCTATACTTAGATACTTTACTATTAAACGAATTCCTTGCAGTATTTAATTGCTCGTTTCCGTTATTTGATTGTTGATTTGTTGTCATTACTTATTTAACTGATTTTATTTTCTTCTCTAAATGAGTTACTTGCTCCTTATATCCTTCTTGCGTCCATCCATCATTATATGGGGATGTTGAATTAATTTTAGCATTCATTAATTGTACTTCTAAATTGTCTTGTTTCGGTTGTTTACGTACTTCTAAATTGTCTTGTTCTGGTTGTCCATGCCTAGCATAGTAACCTGGATAATTTTCTTCTCTTTGTTTTTTGTTACTATAAAAAATATTCCAAACTAGCAAAACAACATAAACACTAAATATTGATGCCCCTACTATAAACATTGCTATATTCATCTACCTCGTCTTTGTCTGATTGCTATAGCAAATAGTAAAATTGTTCCTGACCAATGAGCTGAGTATTGGGCTTCTTCTGTTAATCCAAATAATCCTAATCCAATTGAATATAACATTGCTGTGAATGCTATGATGATTGGATACCATGTACTTAAAAACTTCTTCATAATCTATATATTTAATTTTAATTGTTGTGGAGAATATCGGAGTCGAACCGATGACCTCCTGCGTGCAAGGCAGGCGCTCTAGCCAGCTGAGCTAATTCCCCTTTTAATAATATTGAGCGAAAGACGGGATTCGAACCCGCGACCCTCAGCTTGGTAAACTGATGCTCTACCGACTGAGCTACTTTCGCATTGTGGAGGTGGTGGGATTCGAACCCACGTCCAATAAGTATCCTTAAAAACATTTCTTACAGCTTAGGATAAGTTTCTTTAAACTTCCAAAATCAGATTTTGATGTTCCATGGCCACAAAATCATAAAGGCTCTATTGGTTGCAATGTTTAACGGGTACATTGCTAAACCACATCTTGCTTCCTTTTACATCTCGATTATTTACAAGCATACTAATAATATGATGAGCACTACTTACCTACTTAGGCAGCCATTGCTAACTCAGCGTTGTCGGCTAAGATTGATGGAGGTCATCACCCAGTACTGTAGTTTTTATCTCAATCTAATTGTCAAAAACCGGTCACCCCCAATAAATCAAAGAACGTAATTATAATCTTTATATATTATACTCAATCTTTGGATGCAAATGGAATGCTCTTTTTAATTCATCATATCCTTTCTTTGATCCAAATCTATTACCTGAGCCTATATGCCATGTAACCTTTTCAACTTTATCATATTCACGATATTCTTTAAAATCATAAATAGTAAAAGGAGTACCATCTTCAGTTTGCATCTCCCATTCATTTTGAGTCCTTTCAGTAATATCAGAATCAGTGTACATTACTGCGCCACATACTTTTTCTATATCTTCTATTGCTGCTTCAAATGCATGGTTATGAAATCCTAAATCCGTTGCTAGGCTGGCATTTTCTAATCTATTCATCTTATCTTTATGTTTAGTATATTATAATAATAACAAATCTTTTCTCTTTCTGAAAGATTAATATGGCATTTCTATATTTTTATTTTCTTCAGCTTTAAACTTAGCAATTAATTTAGTTAATATAATCTTAAGCTCTTTAGAAAATTCACCTTTTTCAATTATCCATGAAAGATAGTTAAAATCATTTTCAAATATTTCTCTAAAAGGTTTTCCTTTATGTTTGCCAAAATTAAATATAATAGTTCTTTTACCATCTACATCAGCAAATTTTAATTTACCACCTAAATCAACTTGATCAGCTCTACGAGTATTTACCTCCTTATCTATTTCTTCTGCAGTATCAGCCATTTGGTATACTTCTCTTTGTTTTTGAAATATTTCCATTGTAGCTCTAACATCAGCCTCAGCTCTATGTGCACCTTCTAAATCTTTACCAGTATATTTTTTATAAGTACTAGTTAAATCTCTCTTTTCATAATTACTATAAATAAGGAAAGGATCCATTACTGCTCGACCTCTATGGTTAAATGCTATACCACATCTCATGAATTCCTCACATAAAAATGGTACATCAAAGAATAAGGCATTATACCCTCCTAAGTCGCAATCACCAATAAAATCGTTTATTTCAGATGCTATCATTTCAAAGGTAGGTTTATCCTTTAACATCTCTAGAGAAATGCCATGCTTTTCTTCAGCTTCGGCTCTCATCTCTACATTACCTGGGTTTACTAATTGATTATAAGTCTCAATCTCATTACCGTCAAAGTCGGTTTTAATCATGCATATCTCTATGATACGATCTGATGATGTACTTATTCCTGTGGTTTCTAAATCAAACCAAACTATATTTTTCTTCATACTATACTTTTTTACCTTAACTGTTATATAATTTATATAGCTAAAGTTAAAGTTAGTTTTAAGAAATTGTTAAGTAAGTGAAATAATTATATTATTAACAGTATCGCCTTCTGCAATCTGCTCAATTAATTCCATTCCATCAATAACATGACCAAATGTTGTATGACCTGGATCTAAATGTTGAGTTCCTCTTCTACTTAAACAAATAAAGAATGCACCCATTGAAGTATGTGGTGATCCAGTATTAGCAGCACTTAAAACGCCATAAGCATGAAAATTATTATTCTTTTTTCTTCGAGGTGTTTCTAATTCATCATATAAGTATGGATGACCACCTTCTTGTTCCTTTGGTCCTAACTGCACCATGAAGCCTGGTATAACCCTATCAAAACTTTGGCCATCATAATTACCGGCTTCTGCTTTAATAATAAAATTTCCAGTGTTTATTGGAGTTTCATCATAAAGACGAAAAGTAATATCTCCTTTATCCATTTTAAAAGTAGCAGTGTATTTGGTATTCATATTTATTTGTTTATTAATTAATATTAGTCATCACTTAAGTTGGAAATACCAGTAGTTATACTTACCGGTAATTGTTTCATTGTAGAATTCAATGCTATTAATGTAGTATTTAATTTTCTAAAGTCGGATTTCATTGAATCATTAGATCTAGGTTTTGGGGTATTACCTGTTAATGCATCTACACCTCGACCTATTAATCCTCCAATACCACCTCCACCACCAGAGCTTTCAGACATTATATCTCTAATTTCTTCAACTGCTTTTGCTAAAGCTACATACCCATCTCTTCTTCTAGGTAACTCAGAACCAGATTTAAATAGATCACCAAAGGCTACTGTTTTATCGATATCAATTTTATTAATAGAATCTGCAATTTTTGAAATTCCATCAGCCGCCTTTTCTAATTGACCTTTTTCTGCAACATCTCCTAAGGTTACAATAAATGATTTAAAATCATCTAACTCTTCAGACATTTCAGGATTAGCTGTATAAAGATCACTAAAGGCAGTTCCTATAGAAGTTAATAATTTACCTACTGATGTAGAAACAGCTTCTGGTTCAAAATCACCACTAAAAGCCTTAAGACCTTTTGCAATATCAGTTAATGCTGCACCTGCACCGTCAACAGCTTCAATACCTTTTTGTACTTTATTTTCATCCCATGATATTCCAAACAATCCAGTATCAGTTTCTTCCATACCACCAATAGAAGCAAATGCTTGTCCTACTAATCCTAATGTCACTTTAATTTTTTCAGCAATTGCTGTAGGATTTTCAATACCTGAAAATGTAGATAGTGCTGTAGCTATTTTACTTAATTCATCACCAGCACCTTGTACTGATTGTATACCTTCTTGTACTTTATTCTTTTTAATTCCAAATAAGGATCCAAAGAAACCACCAGCTGCTACATTACCTTCAGATGCAACAGCAGAGAATGCTTCTTGCACAAAACCAATTGATTTAGATATAGCAGCACCAACTACATCAAAATCTACCTTAGAGTCAACTAATTTTTGAAATTCAGTTAAACCAATTGCAATATCTTTTAAAGCTTTACCTGACCCTTGTACTGATTCTAAACCTTCAGCTACCTTATTCTTTTTAATTCCAAATAAAGATCCAAAGAATCCACCTGCCTCAACATTACCCTCTTCAGCAACCGCAGCAAATGCTCTTTGTATAAATCCAACTGTTTTAGCTATAGCATCTCCTAATACGACAAAGTCTACTTTACTATCTACTAATTTTTGAAATTCAGTTAAACCTCCTGCTATATTAGTTAAGGCTTTACCTGCATCCATTACAGAACTAATACCTTTCTTAGTGGCATTAGGACTAAATGCGTTTCCAAATACTTTTCCAAATATACCTGTTGGTGTTGCAGCTTCACCACCTGCTTGAGCAAATGCTGTACTGATTCCTGATAATACTGTTGCTAATTGTAAACTTTGATCAGAAGTCCAACTTAATTTTTGGTATGCTTTTAAACCTTTTGATAATACTATTAATGATAATCCTGCTGCACCAAATCCTGCAGCAGCTGCTATCATTTTAACAGAATCAACTGCTCCAGTTAAAGCTCCACCAATAGAACTAAAGAATCCACCAACACCACCCCCACTAGGCGGTCCTATAAATGCTGCTTTTACACCAGCTAATGTTGTTGTTAATTTAAGAGCATCATCTTCAGTAAAGTCAACCTTTTTAATTGCTACCAATCCTGGGGCAAGCGCCAATAATGCAACACCTATAGCGGCAAATGCAGCGGCACCTGGTATAATAGCTACTGCGCCAAAACCGGCAGCAGCAAACAATAATCCCATTGCTGTTAATAATGCAGATTGTATCCCAATATCTTCTAATGTAACATCTTTAGTTGCATGTGCAAATGGTATATAACCTAAACCAAATACTAATAAACCTATACCCATAGAAGCTAATGAAGCCGCCCCTTGAATAATTAAACCGAATAGAGAACCTAGTAAAGCAGTTACAACACCAATACCTACTAATACCCCTGCTTGTATAGCTATACCTTCAAGTGTTGGTGCAGTGCTAGCAACGGCAAATGCAAATAGAGCATACCCTAAACCAAACACTAATAAACCTACTCCCATGAATGCCAAAGCCATGGAACCCTTTTTTATCTGTTTATCAAATAATCCTAATATAGCAACAGCACCACCTATTAAAACTAACGTGGCAACCATTCCTAATAATATAGCAGGCTGCATTAAAATAAAGAATGTAGTTAATGCAAACACAGCTAAGCCTACTGCAAATGATTTTAAAGCATCACCTATATTATCTAATGACTTCGCACCTTTCGCTATTGGCTTTTCTGCCATTCCTAATATTAAAAATAAAGGTGTTATTAGAGCAACTGCTATGTATAATAACGGAAGACCTATTGCTGCAGGTATTAATAAAAGAGCTGATAGTGCTAATGCTTTAGAAAAGTTAAGTATAGAATTACCCATAGCCATCATTGCCTTTGCACCTTTATCCATTTTCTTTGGATCAGACTTAGACCACATTTCTATTTGGGTTCTTACAAAGTCATTAAATTTATTAATAGTCTTTGTAGGGACTAACGTAAATATTAATAAACCTTTAGCCATAGCTGCAGTACCAGCACCTAACATTTTAAATGCATTACCACCAGCAGCCATTCCGCCAGTTCCTTTACCTTTACCACCACCCATTAATCCAGCAAGACCACCGCCTTTTTGCTGTTCCATTAACTTGGTTTGTATTTTTAATTCTTTTAGAATTTGCTCTTGTACTGCACCACCAGATGATTGGCCAGTAGTACCAACAGCAACAGTTAGCGCGTCTATTGATGCTGCAGTGGATTCTGTCGCAGCCTGGATCTTAGTTAAAGGATCCATTAAGTCTTTTAAAGTTACAACAGCCATTTAGATTTTATTTTTTAAAATTTAGGCATGGAGATTTTTGGCATTGTAGGGGTTTTAAATTTACTAGCCATCCCATCCATATTGTATTTATCGTTGGTGTCTTTAGTATTTTGTTGCTCTTGCTTATTGCGCTCTTTCAATAAGTCATTATAGATTTCTAATGTGTACTCATATTCATAGAAAGGAAGCAAATCCAACTCTGAAGGTTGGAGATGCAACTTTTCTAATAATAATACTCTAACTTTAAAGAAGTTCAGTAGAGATATCTGGAATAAGGAACAAAGCCTTGATACCGCCGGGAAACGTTAGAGGAACAGTGACCTCCTCACTGCAGCTTTTACATGGAAATACCATCTCCGGTTTAACACCGACTTTCATATCTTCAGCTAACCTGTAGACAATTGTATATTTTGTAGCATCCCAGCCTTGAAAAGATGTAATCTTAGAGAATATATCCTTTTCATTCCAACCTCTCCATTCTCTCTGTAGATAAGGTAAGATAGCTAGAGTAGATTTATCCCAGCTTTGGTTTTTCTCTTCTCTATCTCTGATATAATCAGTTATAGCCCTCATTACACCTATTGTAGGTGGGGCCATTTTAATAATACCATAATTTTTTGTTGCGACTGAATAACATTTATCAGCATCATCATAGTATTTTTCAAATCTCTCTACAACAGAATTAAACTGTAAATTATCTGTTCTTAATTCTACAGATTCTTGAGAGTTACAACTAGAAGTCTTGCATGATTTTCTACTTATAGGCATCATTAATGTTTGCTCACCAGTTTTGAAAGTTAATTCTCTAATTGATAGTATTAAATAAATTCTATCTTCTTCAAGAATATCTTTATAAGATCCCCTCTGTGTACCATACGTTACTTTAGAACATGCTACTACAATGTTATTTAAACCTTCATCTACTTCCTTTAGGTTATTTTCATCAATAGTAGAAAAGTTTCTAACCTCAGCAACCTTTGCAGGTCTAATATGAATTTCAAAATCTTCTCTATAAAATTTACCTTTTGATGGAAAGCTGTTAAGATCCAAACGAGTATAGCCTATCATTGCATTTAATCGCTGAACTTCAGGATCATCATTAGTAACTTTATTCATTTGTCTAGCAACATCAACCTTTCCTAAACCTGTAACTACATCTCTAGGAGTTTCTGTAGCTTCTACTGGTATACCTTCGGCTGCTGCAAATTCCTTCTTAATATTTTCTTCGTGCTCGTTTGACATTATTTAGTTATTTTTTATTAATTTTTTCTCTGTGGTTGTTTCTTCAACTATATGCTCTACAATTAATTGTCTAACGTATCTTGAAATGGCAACAGGTTTAATTCTGTTTTCCATTGATTTTTGTATAATAATTGCATTAAGACTATCTTCATCACTAGGAGTTAATAATACTTGCAATTTTTTAGTTAATCTTTTCTTTTGTGGAATAAGTTCCTGTACAGTTTCATTAAAACCATATTTAGGATTATCAGATTTAAATTTATTAATCCAATACTCTACTCTTTTTAAAACATCACTTAACGATTCATCAGCTTTAAAGACTTCCATAACTTCTCGCTTAAATGCTTTAGTTCCAAAATCCTTTACTGCTCGTTTAATGTATTTTCCTGTGCCAAAGTTGTTTGGGTTATCATTTACTGAATAACCTACATAAACCTTGTTTGTTTTTTCTTGTTGTAATTTATAGATAATCATGTTTCTATATTATATAATTTATATTATATATTGAGAAGAAGGTAAAAAAACTGGGATAGCTATAAAACAATCCCAGTTTATGTTAAATTAATTTATATTACGATCCTACGTTCTCTTCAACCCAATGATCACAACGATAAGTCATTGTTAAATCAACTGCGTCTGGAGTAGTATAATTTAGTTCATCCACAAAATCCATCTGACCAGTTGGGAATACATCTTTAAATGTAATCTTTCTGAAGATATCACCTGCTCGGTTATATTGAACAACAATCATACTTCCTACGTAATCTTTCTTTAATCCCATTTCACCAGTTAATGGATCATAGATTATATTAGTCCAATTACGGAATGTATTATAGATGTAGTTTTCATTAGCTTCATTCAAGTTAAGACTGAAGTTAAGAGCTAGATCAACAAATGTTTGACCTGGCATACTTGCAAATGATCTATCTGCAAATTTGTACTTTTGTCCAATTGCATCAATTGATGGATTTAAGTTATTTAAACCTCCAATTGAATTTACCTGTTCTAAGATAAGACCAGTATCATCCCCTAATGGAGAAAATATAGTCACCTCAAAAAGGTTAGGTTGAACTGGTTCGTACCTTTGGCTACTGGCCCTTGACTGGGTATAATGTGGTAACGGCATAATTTATTTTGTTTTTTTATATATTCGTCTTAGCTAACCTCTTATTGGAAGTTTCCTGTACTAATTGCACCGGTTCTTAGAATAGTTGTTCTTTGTACAAGAATTTCCATTCCTCTTACTGGTTCAATATATGTATCTAGGATACCTACATTCTGATCAATAACTTCTGGTGTATTATTAGTTTCATCCATTATATTTCTATAATCAAAAACCCCATCATCATTTTGAACAGTTGATAAGAAATTATCAGCTAATGTTTTTATTTCTAATCTTGTTTGAGCTGTATTAAATTCAAATAAGTAGTTTTTAAGAATTGCATCTATACCATCTTGAATATAAATTACAACCTCTCTAACGTTAATAGAACTTAAAGCAGATTTTGGAACCTGTTGTGCGGTTTTATTTGCAAATATAGTTGGTCCTGTTCCACTTTGGAATACAATTGGATTTAATCCGAATGGTTCCAAAAAGTTACGATCAGTTGTATCAAGATTTATTTCTAAACCTACAACCCCATTTCCACCAATAACTCCACGTCTTACACCAGCCACGATTGACCAAGGTAATGCGTTTTCATATTTAAGTATAAAATTATTAGATACGTTTGCAGCAGGAGGTACATTTATATTCTTACCTAAATCTCTAAATGTTACAAATGGATAATAATATCCACCATAAGAACCATCGCTCGTTGCTGATGGTAATGAATATCTAATCGTTGGGTTTTTACTAAGATCTCCACCTTCTGCAATAAACTTAGAAGATAGTTGGCCAGTTATTGTTGTAAACGTTGGATCTATATTAGTTCTAAAATCTTTCGCTGATGGTGCATTAACAATTGCAAATGCATTTTTCCTTGCTCCACATAATTTAGTAAATATAGATTTACAATTTGCCTCTATACCATTTCCAAAAGTATCTACTAAATAACGGAAGTTAATAGTTTCTCTATCAGTTAAGGCATTAGCTAATTGTGTACCTAATAAAATTGGACTTAATATTTCATTTTGTCTTGAATTAGTACCATTTGGTAATTTAGTTAATGGATATGCATATCCAGGTAATTCAAAGATATTTAAAAAATCTATCCATCTGTCAATTGGTCTATATAGTTCTACGAATGTTGTAGCTTGACCTACTGGCTTGTTAGTATCAATTTCTGATTGAGTTGTTACTAATACACCAGATCCATTTGCAGGAATTGATAATGGAAACTCAGCAGGAGTTGCTGTTCTTACAGAATTAATTCTTGTTAATCTTGATGGCGCCGTTGAGCTACCTTCAGAATGTACTAAGTAATTTCCTACGATTACTTTTGCAATTTGAGGATTTGTTGAATCTATTACAACTTGATTAGGTAGTATACCAGCTTCTGAAGCATTATCACCTAAAATAGCTATTGTTAAATTATTTGATCCTTTTAATGTTTGTACGTTTAAAGTATTTGCTGCTACTGCAACTGCCTTAGATGTTAGGAATAATCCTGTGCCATCTAAAGTAAAATTAGCATGATCTTGTAAAACTGTAAAATCAGCATCTTGATAAGGTATTATTCTTACGGCAGATGGGAAATAAGCTGAATCAGATATTGCATAAGGTGTTCCTGCTGGTGTTCCTGTTGGAGCAGCATTTGGAATAAAACCATATGTTGTAGAAACAAATCTTAAGAATGATGTTTGTTGAATTCCACCTACATTGTAAACTGCTTCATCTCCATCAGTTAAAGTTCCTAAAGCAAATGCAGCTAATGCAGTAGATCCGTATCCACCTATAATACCAGCTGTTGCGTTTGATAATGGAAATTCATCAGCTATAAAGTCAATTGCAGATTCATTTACAAATGTATATGATGCTTTAAGCATTATTGCAGGTGTTATACCTCCAACTGCAGAAACTTGTATACTTGTAATATTACCACCTGCGGCAGCTGGTGTAACTAAAGTAACTGGAACCCAAAATACCGTAGTTCCTACTGTTCCTTGTATAAATGATCCTACTGTTGTAGCAGTATTTGCTTTCATTGCTTTCATTGCAGTAAATATTGCATCTTTAGCAGCATTTGCATTTGTTGCTACTATTTGTACGTCGGTTCCACCAGATATTACTGATGTTGTCATAGTACTAGTTGTAACAGCAGCTACAGTTCCAGCTTCTACTTGTCTACCATAAGCCAAGTCAGAAACAATTGTTCCACTATATGATAACATATTAATATCAGTTTGACTACTAGTGGTTTGAGCGTATTCAAGATTATGTCCTACTAGATCAATTCCACCAGAAACACCATCGATAAGTATATCTCCACTAAATAAATCTTCATTTACAGTACAGAATAATCCAGTAGATGCAGTATCAGCATTAATAACTTTTTCAACAAAAAGGTTATTACCTAATAGATCTACAAAATCAGGAATTAAACATGCAGTATAAGTTGCAACTAAGTTTACTTCCGGTTCATTAAAAAATTGTGCGATTTTTGTATCAGTAGCATCGGCATCTAATACTCTTCTTTGTAATCCTTCTGTTGCATTAAAATATTGTTGGAATGTTGGATCTGATTCGAATCTTTTATAAGGTTCTATATCTTCAAATTTACCACCAAAGTTACCGTCTATCACAAAGACGTCAACGAAGAAGTCAGATATTAAACTATCTTTATCTAAAAATCCTGGTACATTAGCAGAACCATACCATTCTTCAACTGTTACTTGGTAAGGTAAAACATTTCCAGGTGCAGATTTTTTTGCAATTACAGATATAGGATTTTGTCCTAAATTAACAATATCAAAGAAATCATTTACACTAGCAGAATTCAATACGCTAGTATTAGCGCCCATTGCAATTAAAAATGAATTAGTATCTGGATACCAAAATTTGTCTGTATTATAAAACTTACTAAATTCATAACCATCTGTGCTAGCAGCATATCCTAAGTTACGCTGAGCATCTGGTGTAGCTGATGTTGCAAACCTATTAGCATATACTAAATCAGTTGAAGTTAATGTAAGTAAATTTAGTGCAAGAATTGGTCCTCTTTCCAATGCTGTCAAGCAGCTTCTGTGGAAAAAAGAATCTTTTCTTTCTAAGGTTCTGTCTATATCACCATATACTTGCTTAAAAAAAGCTGTATCTGGAATAAAGACAGGAGTATTAAACGGGCCTGTCCTAGAGAAACCGACTATAAGTCGTGTTTGGTTTGCGGGAATACTTACTACTTGACTTTTGTCAAATTCGAAACGATATGTACCTGCAGCTTTAAGAGAAGCGATTTTTGGATCTAGTGCCATCTTGTATTATATTTTTTTTGTTTATTAGTTTTTTTAT